CCCGGCGTTGCCTTCAAGGCGCCGATGCGGTGCCAGGCGTCATACGGCGCGCCGTCGCGCTGGGTCCGCGTCATCAGGGTTTTTTCCGGCGTCCACGCAAACGGCTTGATGTGAATGCGCTGCTGGTCATCCTCGGCCGCCAGCACCAGCGCCGTCAGATCGAGCCGCGCCGACAGATCCAGTCCGGCATACACCGGGCGGCCGTCGAGAAACACGTTGTCGTCAACCGCAGCATCGCCCTGCGCCCACACCGTCGGCGTACAGAGCAAATCGGCCGCCGTGGCAATGCGCTGGTTGCAGCGCAGATTGCGGAACGAACTCTCGGCCGACGGCAGCCGCTTGGCCTGCTCGGCTTCCTTGAACAGGGTTTCGGCGTCCAGAAATACGTCCATCGCCGGGTTGCAGGCGCGGATCACGTCAGGGTCGAATACGTCGGCATCCTTCGGCGCCGCAGTCAGATCGATGATCAGCGACGGGTCGATGCCATTGAGGCCATCATCAATCAGCTGCGACAGCGGATGTTCGTCATCCTCGGCCTGGGTTGACAGGATGATCCCAAGGCAGCGGTTGCGCTTGCCCATTGCGGTGCGCAGCGCATCGAACAGTTTGCGGTCCCGCGTCTGCGCCATCTCGTCGTACGCCCACCAGCTGGGCGCCAGACCGTGACCGCGCCGCGCATCGGATGACAGCGCCTCGTATTTGGAACCCTTCCCCTTGCCGCCAGTCACTTCGATGTGACGCCGCTGGCCACCGCTGCGAACCCGCGTCACAGCCGCAAACTCAGCTACCGCCTCAATGATGGCCGCCATCTCATCATGCATCAGCGCCGACTGCTGCCGATTGACAGCCGCCGAATAACACTCGCCGCGTTCCTCGGCCTCCGGCCCCAGCAAATGACACAGCGCCAGCCCAGCTACCAACCCGGTCTTGCCGTTACCGCGCGGCTCAGACCGCACCGCAATGCGAACCTCGGTCGAGCCATAGACACGCTCGATGAACCGCCGTTGCCCCGGCAATAGCTTCAGGTTGGTGCCGAGTTTGATGCCCTTGGTGATCGGTAAAAACTCGAGAAAAGCGATCACTTTCTCCACGCGCGACAGCCCTTTAGCTTCCCAAGGCAGTTTGCGCTTGCGCTTGCCAACGAGACTTGCCTGCGCCGCCTTTTGAACGGCTGTCTGGTTCCCCATCAGTTCCCTTGAAAAATCAGCTTAAATGCGTGCGAATTTTTTGGCCGCCGCTCCCCCCGGGCACCGCACAAAGTTCCGACCCGCCCCCCCGTCAATGTTTCTTGAACCAAGGATGCGACACATCGATTGGTAAGCCATTGATATCGCAAGCAGATGATACCTTGCCCTTCATAGTAGCGTGTTCTGCGTTGTGGCAGGGCAAGCATACAGCCTTGAGGTTGAGGGGTTCAGTACCCAGGGCAGGGGCACGCTTGAGTTCCTTGCGATGGTGTACGTGTGCTGCCCTACCCATACCCACTAGGCTCACACCACAGCGTTGGCACAGGTAGTTGGCATCGTGCAGTGCCTGACGCCTGGCTATCTGCCAGTCAGGTGACTTGTAGAACGGTGCTGGTTTCATGTGAAACGTGGGGTGTGTGTGGCTGCACGCATGTGTTGCAGCCTACAACGAATAGGGCCGAAATATGCACCAACTGTTCCAACAATCAATAGGTGGTGGAACAACTCTGTTTAGGGGCTAGGGTTTGTTCGCCATCGCACTTCTGAGTTTAGCCTGGCAGCGATACTGTCGGCTGCCTTGTCCCGCAATCGATAGAACGATGTTCGTGCCAGCCCGCGTTTGCGCAGGATCGCGCTGACTGAACGATTAGTTGCGGTTGCGAATGCCCATGCTTCCAGGTTTTCGCGCTGGTCGCTCGGTAGCCACGTCAGCCACGCAAGGCTTTCTTCCCATCGAGTGATTTCCTGCGGGGAGACGCTGGCCGATCGTTCCCAGGATTGCCAGACCCGTTCGCGCTGCTCGCCTTCGTTCCAGTAGACGATATCGTGGAATTCATGGATTGGCTTTGCTGGCCATGCCGAACCTGTTTTGCCGGTTCGATCCCTTGGCAGGCGGCGATCTATTTCGAATGCTTCGACTAGGCGGTCGCGGACTAGCTCGCCGGTCCATTGGGCGGGATGGTGGGTGGCCGATGCCTGGTCATCTGGTGACATCATGGTTTTTTTGGTGGCCGCAGCAAAAGGCCACACATCCGCAAGACTGTCGCAGCATGCAATCCCATATCGACCAGGATCTGCTTTGGCACCTTGACCATGATTTCCTTGGGCTGTTTTGCTTTGGGTTTTTTGGGTTTTTTCATCGTTCCTTTGCCTTCCATGCCTGAAACAGGGTGTCCATGTCGTGCCAGATTGCCTGCGCCATGGAAGGTTGGGCTAACTCGCTGCGGGATGTTACCTCACAGACAGAGCGCACCACGTCGGCCGCGGTTTCCTCATCTTCGATTTTCCTGGCGGAAAATTCTCTCTCCCGCAAGAACGCCCAGAACACCGGATCCTTGCAACGCAGCGCGGCTTGCGTGACCGGGTTGAGTTCGGACCATGTTTTGTGTTCGGGCGCGTCGGTCATGCAGCAGCCCGCTCGCCGTAGAGGTTTTCAAGCTGGATTATCCTGGCGTCGATTTCCTTCAGGAACGCCACCGCTTCGGTTTCCAACTCTGCAATGCGATTGTCGTCGCGGGAAACGCGCCGCACGAACAGCCGCATGCGTTCGGGCAGGCGCGGATCGTAGCTGACAAAATCGCACCATGTGCGACCGGTGCATGCCATCTGAAACTGGATCTGGTCGATGTAGCGGGCAGGCGTCGCTTGGCCTAGCAACGTGTCGAGATGCGTGGCGGTTTGTGGCGCCTTGATCTCCACCATGCCGTCATCACCCACCAGGCCATCAGGCGAGCATCCAGCGTCGGGGATGGTGGGATGCGGGACGAACGCCACCTCCCTGACGCTGACGCCGTGGTAGAACTCGTATGCGTTTCGGGCTTCCGGCTCGGTGTCGGTGCCGTGCTGCATGGCGGCGTTGACGTAGCTTTCGGCAGGCTGGCCAGTCAGGCGTTCGGCAATCAGTTGGGCTGCGTAGTTGGCGCGGGAAGCGCCGTAGCCGGATTTGGTTCGCGCGACTACATCAGAAACCCTTGACGCAGTTACTTTTCCTAATCTGAGTTGCTTCCACTCGTCAGATCCTTGAATGATGTCGTTCATGATTTCTGATCCGCTTTTGCCGCCGTTTTTGCTTCAGCTTCGGCCTGCCAATTGTATCGATCGCGTATTCCTTTTTTCTGCAAAGCCGCAACGGCACGCTTGAAGTCTTTGGCCTGGATATCGGCGAGGCTTGCGACGTTGAAATACTTGCAGAACGCTTCCTTGTCGGCGCCCACGTCGTCCGCCAAGGCAATCAGGTCTGCCAGCTGCTCTTGCGTGATTGGCTCGCTGTCGCCGGCCGCCTTGCCGTCGTCGTCGTTGCCGGCGGCCAGTCCCAGCATCTGCACCAGCGAGTAGCGTTGCAGGTAGGTCAGGGTCGAGCCAATGGCCTGGATGGCGTTCTTGCTGCCGCTGGTGTCTGCTGGTCCTGACAGGGTGGTTTCCTCGCTGTGCCCGGCCTTGTGGCTCAGGATGCAGGTGACGCTGATGCGGTCGGTCTGCGTGGTGCGGAAGCGGTACGACAGCCCGTGCGCGCCGATGATCGGATCGACAACCCTGGCGATGGCTGCGAAGTCGGCGTATTTCTTGGCGTTGTGGCCCTGCGCGTTGCGCTGGATCGGCGGGATGTCCTTCTTGGCCGCAGCGACCGCTTCATCGAACGCCTTGCGCGCCTGGTTGGCATCCCAGCGTTCGTGCAGCGCCATCAGCTTCTCGATCATGGCGATGTCGGCGCCGCTGGAAACCGCCCGGTTCAGCATGTCCAGCGGCGTCACCGACGGGGGGGACGTCCCTAGGGACGTCCCTGGTCCCGCCGGTTCTTCCGGCGGGATTAGGGAAACCTTTTCGAGCTTCTGGTTCATGGTGCGGTTGCCTTCCTTTTTTCGTATATTTCAGCGAGTTCCTCCCGCGTTACTTCGTTGGGACGCTTCGACAAATTCCCATTGCCAAGCCCGCTTCTCTCAACAGAGACAGTAGTAGTTTTACTTATGTTGTTGTGGTTAGCTTCCGCCGAGCTTGCTTTTTGCTCGCCCGTTTGCTGAGTTGTTTGGTTAGCATTTGCTTCCGGTTTGCTTGGTATTTGCTCCGTGTTTGCTTCGTATTTGCTTTGCCTTCCCTTCCTGATTGCCTGTGATCTCCCTGAATTTATTCCTCCCTTGAATCCCGCCATCGCCCGCTTGGTTCTAATCATCTCCGCCTTCTCGATTTCCTTGGTGGCGCGTTTCTGCGTACCGTCATCTCCGAAAAAGGCATTGATAACCGGGGCAATCTTCAGCCAGTCCTTCAGCGGCATTTTGGCGATCGCGGCGCGGCCTTGCGGCTCCAACGGAATATAACCGTGCGTCCAGCATTCTTGCAGCAACAGGAAATAGGCGCCGTGTTCGAGCGTCGTTAGCCGGTTTGTGTCTTTCTGATAGTCGCCCATGTAAAAAGCAATCCATGCCCGGCTCATTGTCCAGTCCTTTGCGAAAACATGAAGCGGAAAATCTCCGCCGTCACCATTGTTGGATCGCGCCATATTTCACGTCCTGTAAATCTCAGGACTGGAATCCCGGCGGCCTGGATAGCGCGATCTTTTGATCTGTCGCGTTCTGCCTGCTCTTTTGTGCGTTCGTGGAAATCATGGCCATCACACTCGACAAATAAGAGTTTGTCCGGCGACTCCCTGTGACGAAAACAAAAATCGATTCTGTATTCACGCCAAGAGAATTGAGGCTCGATTAGCAGAATGGCGGCATCTTTATTCTCCGGCGGAAATTCGCTGCCTATGGCGACGTTGGTTCTGGTAAGCAGCCCGACAACTTCGAACGCCACCAGAACCATAAGTTCTATTTCCGATTCCACCAACGGCGCTCGTTTCTCCGCGGCATAAAGACAGATCGCTTCTAAATCAGACTGTAAACGATCTGTTACACGCTCTGCTGCGGATACAATATTGAGGGTCACCTACTTGCCCCACATCTTCCGCACCTCGGCCTCACTCAAAACCTTGCCAACAACTTCGGCAGGTTTGACCCGCGCGGCAATGATCTTGAACCATGACGGCATCTGCGTCTGTAGTTCGCGCACCTCCGCGCCCGTGCAGTCGCGCAGCTTCTTGCCGTTGGGCTGTACCAGATCGAGCAGCACGGTTGCCTTGATGATCTCGACGGCGGCCTCTATTTTGGCCTTTGTCTCTTCAACCTTGGCTTTGGCCTCTTCAATCGTTTTCTCCGTTGGCCCCGGCCGCAGTTGTTTTCGCTTGTGCAATCCATCCCAGTCATTATCGAAGGCGCGGCGCAAAGCTTCCTCGATCAACTTCGGCACCATCTCACACTTGGCCAGATACATTGCTTCTATTTCGTCGCGCTCTGCATCCTGGTTCTCGGCAATCAGGCGCAGCAGCACGCCACGCAGATGCGTTTCGTCGCGCCATGTCGATCGCGTATGGCCTCGGACGCCTGGATTGATGGATGTGTCGGTCATTGGATTGGTTCCTTACTGGTTAGCGGTTGCAATTTGAATTCTAAACCCAACTGTTTAAGAGCTTGGTAAGCTAGAGACCGCTCTTGGTATCTTTCACGCTGGCGTTGTGCATATTTTTTTTGGTTTTTTGAACGACGGTCCAAATCTCGTTGACGAACTTTTTCATAATTATTTACGCGGTATTCCCGCTGTTTCTGGAGCTGAATTTCGCGGTTTTGTGCATACCATTCTCGATTACGCTGACGATAAATCTCAATGTTTCTGTTGCGATAGTCGCGAGCTATCTGACGCTTGTGTTCAAGATTTTTGTTTCTATATTCGCGATCCTGCCGACGAGCTTTTTCGATATCCTTTAGACGAGCTTCTTTTCTTCGCCGCGAGATGCCTTCTTGGTGTTTAGCGTGTTGCTTTCGTTTGTACTCGTTAATTTGCTCACGATGCTTTGCGCGATATGCGCGTCGGCGTTGACGATCGGGTTCAGGGTTTTCGGCCCGGCGTTCGCGTTTGTGCTGGTTAATAGCTTCGCGGTTTTTACTTTTGTATTCACGCTCTTGTTTCTTTCTGTATTTAGTGTTGCATACCTTCGAGCATGTGCTGGCGTTATGAGATTTTGCCTCGAATGGTCCGCCGCAAATCACACACAACTTTTTCATGGGTCACGGCCTCACTTCCAGTTGCCGCTGCACGTTGCCGTGGCAAACCACAAAATGCTCCGGGCAATAGCTCGAGCCTTCCTGCTGCTCCTTGCCGCAAAACACGAACGGGAAATTGCCGCTGGGATATCGGCAATCGCCGAACCCCAGCTGGTAGATCGTGATCGGCTCATTAGTCTCGGCGCGAGGTTGCTGCACCACCTTCATGATGATCCTCCCTGGCCCGGCGCCCTTCCGCTTGCGCTTGCGGGCGTAGACCTTTTTCGGTTTCGGCTGGGTGATGGGCTTGACGCGCGGCGGCAGGCAAAGCCGGTGCATCTTGCCGATGATGGCGTTTCGGGTGAACGGGAAATCGAACTCGCGCCCCAGTTTCTGGGCGATCTCGCGCGCGGTGAAGCCTCGGGCCTGCAGCACGAGCAGCCGCTCGATCATGCCGGGGATCGTCCATGGGCCGGGCGGTTTTCTCACGGCGCGATTTTTTCGACGGCATCGGACAGCTGGCGGCAGACTTCCTGGCCGCGGCGGGCTTCCTCGGCGACCTGCGTTCCGAGAGAATGCAGCGTGGTGATGTCCGACTTGGTCTTGGTAACGCAGGCGAGGATCTGGTTTTCGAGCGTGATGGTGTTCTCGCGGACGATCTTTAGCTGCTCGATCCACTGGTCGCTGATTTTGGCGACGCTATCCAAAAGCAACGAATGCACCTGATCGGTGATCGGCGCGATTTCCGTGGTGGCTTCGATGCGGGCTAACTCGTTCATCGTGATGCTTCCTTTTTGGGTTGTGACTGGTCAGCCGCCGGAACCGCCCCTGACAAGAACGGCCCGGCGACCTTCCACGCCGCGGGTGAAACGGGGGTACATTTCCCGCGGATTTAATCGGCCGGTGCAGCCGTGTGGATGTGGACAAGCTGTTCGTAACTAAGGTCGATGCCCTGGCTGGTCGCTATTTCCAGCAACTTGGGCCAATGCTCGACCGGGATGGAATGTCGGGCTTTCCAGCTGGCGACCGTGGTCATGGCCATGCCGAGATGCTCGGCCAGCGCGGTGGCGCCGCCGAGGGCTTCGATGATGTCTGGGATTTTGCTCATGGCGGTAGGATACGCATACGGCGTTTCGGCTGTCAACGCTGATTGCGTAAATAATCTTCGCAGAAGGCGTTGACAATGCGCAGAATGCGTATATAAAGGGTGCATCGAACCACAGGGGTGCCCCAATGATCGACCTAACCGCCGTTCTAGCCGCCGCCATCACCGTCCTCGGTGTGGTCCTGATCTATGCCGCCATCATCTCCGAAAGGTCGGCGCAATGATCCGCTATGCCCGCGAAACGGACCGCATAGACGCCTTTAACCGCAGTCAGGTGGGATCAATGAATTACTACGAAATAGCGACATTCCTGCTCGGCGAATTTCCCGATGAAACCGTTCAGACGGGACAGCGCCTGCGCAAGTCTCAGGTGGAAATAATCAACATGCTTGTCATGGAAATTAAAAAGTTGCGGGAACTCGGAGAACCGCAGTGAGCGGACAAAACGAGTTCTCGGTCTACTGGTTTGACCCCGACGGCAACTCCAATTTGGAACTGGCCCATGTCGACGCCCGAACCGCCGTCGATTTCGCCATGGATTTCCCGAACCGACCTGCGGGGTTAATGGGGGTTATCCGACGCGTCATCATTACGGATGGCGGGGATTTCTGCGTGTACGATTGGCGGCACGGCGATGGTCAGGTTTACCCGGAACGGGTGAGCCGACTATGAGCATCCGCCGCATGATCCCGATGGGCACTGTGCAGCGTCGTTGCATAGTCTGCGGTTACCCGATCAACGCCACCAGCCAAGCACTAACGGCGCATGAATTGAAATGCCTGAAGATACCGGAGCCGGACAAATGAGGCGGTATCTTCTTATCGCAACGCTGCTCGCCGGCCCAGCCATGGCGCAGGACATCAGCGATGCCGACAAGACGGCCGCCCTCAAACGCGGCTATGAGATGAACGACAGACAGTCGTTCCGCTGGGGATCGATCGATCTCACCGCCGAGCCGCCGGTGCGGACCATTCCAATCGACAAGCCGGTCAAGATCGACCCGCCGCCCAAGCCCACCGCTGTCGCCAGCGTCGAGAAGCCGGCGCCCGAGCGCAACATCTGCACCCGAAAGGGGCTGCGAAAGATTGTGA